GTATCGCTGCCCATGAACCCGCGCGCGACGGTGACGCACGCCAAGACGAGATTGAGTGCCGCGGGCGAATACGTCCCGACGGCGCAGGAATTGAGCGCGGTCAAGCGCGAGCTTGAATCGTGGTTCAGGAGCCGCGGCTTCTCAAAGGCTGCGGCGGTTGCATACGCGAGCATGGCATTCCGTGACGACGGGGCGACCCCGGAGGAACAGACGGACGACGGCGTGATGCCGGAGGACGTGAAGGAAGCCGCGCTGGCCGGACGACTGGACGAGGTGACCGACGCGATGTTGGCGAGCCTCTTGACCCGAAAACTTAAAGCGGCCTGACGGCCGGAGGACATGAAGATGAGCAATCAGCTCGTGGACGCCATCGAAAAGGTGGCGGGTACATTCGAGGAGTTCAAGCGCATCAACGAAGACGCGCTGGACGCAGCCGAGAAGAAGCACGCGGCCCGCGCCGCGGAACTGGCGCAGACGCTCGACAAGATCAGCGGCGACCTGAGCGAACAGGTCAAGCAGCGCGAGATCGTCGAGCGGAAGATCAAGGCGCAGCAGGAGCGCATCGAGATCATGGAGGCTCTGAGCGACCGTCCGCGCGGCACCGTGCAGGACAAGGCGAAGTGCGAGTGGAACGAGGCGTTCGTCGATGCGGTCCGCAAGGGCTTCAACGACATGGAAGCCAATCACCGCAACAAGGTCGCCTACGAGAAGGCGCGCGAAGTCAAGGCCGTGAACATCACGACCGCGATCGAGGGCGGCTACGCGGTTCCCGAGGAGATCAGCCGCGCCGTCGAGGCGTTGCTGCTCCGGCAGTCGGGCGTGATGTCGAACGTCAAGATGGTGCAGGTCGGGACCAGCGACTACAAGGAGCTGGTGTCGATTCACGGCACGACTTCCGGGTGGGCTGGCGAGGCCACGAGCCGTTCCGAGACGGGCGTTGCGAACCTGCGCGAGCGGGCGCCGACCTGGGGCGAGCTGTACGCCTATCCGAAGGTGTCGAACTGGGCGCTCGAGGATCTGTTCTTCGACGTGTCGAACTGGCTGGTGAACGACGCGGCCGAGGGCATGGCGAAGGCCGTGGACGCCGCGATCTACAACGGCAACGGTTCGAGCAAGCCAACCGGCATCTTCGCGGCTGCGCCGACGGCAGTGGCGGATTACAACAGCCCGCTCCGTGCAGGTGGCGTGATCCAGTACGTGCCGTGCGACACGAAGTCGCCGCAGGCCGTGAACGCCGACGACATCATCGATCTCGTGTACACGCTGGCGCCGGGCTACCGCGCGAACGCCAAGTTCTACATGAACTCGGTGACGCAGGGCTTCGTCCGCAAGCTGAAGGATTCCTATGGGCAGTACCTGTGGGCGCCTTCGTTGCAGGTCGGTCAGCCGGATCGGCTGCTCGGCTACGAGGTCGTGACGTGGGAAGACCTGGCGAACCCGACGACGGCGGACGGGTTCTCGATCGTGTTCGGTGACATGCGGCGCGCATACCTGCTCGTCTCGCGTTCCGGGCTCGCGATCGACCGCGATCCGTACACCGCGAAGGGCTACACGTCCTTCTACATGCGGAAGCGTTATGGCGGCATCGTTCTTAACAACGATTCCGTCAAGGCGCTGAAGCTGGCGGACACCTGATAATCAGGTAGGGAGGGGCGGGGCTTCGGCCCCGCCCTTTTCATGAGAAAACCATTCAGTTACGCGAACAAATACCTCGGTGCAGCTCCAGAAAATAAAGCCGGACTGGAACTGCCCGGTGATCGTGGCGGCGACGGGGCCAAGCCTCGACGCAAACGTCGCTCTCGAGTGCCGAAAATCACGGCTGTACGGCGACTGCCGGGTGGTCGTTGTCAATGACGCATGGCGGCTGATGCCGTGGGCGGACATCCTGTACGCCTGCGATGCGGGCTGGTGGAAGGTTCACGAAGGGGTGCCGGGGTTCCGGCACGGCGAACGCTGGTCGACTCACGAAGGGGACCGGCCGGACGAGGTGAATTACAAGGGCGATCTGCCGCAAGAGTGGCGGATCAATTACGTCCGCGGTCGCGCTGGCAACACGTTTTCGATGGATTCCGCGGTACTGCACTACGGCAGCAACAGCGGGTTCCAGGCGATCAACCTCGCTCTGCTCAAGGGCGCGACGAGGGTGATTCTGGTCGGTTTCGACATGAGGCGGACCGGCGGCAAGGCGCACTTTTTCGGGGATCACCCGAACGGGCTGTGCGTTTCGACGAATTACGAAAACTTCATCCCGCAGTTCCGGGCGGCGGCGCAGTCCTGTACGGTGCCGATCGTGAACGCGACGCCCGGGAGCGCGCTGGATTGCTGGCCGCGGGTATCGCTTGATGACGCTCTCAGGGACTGTGTGCTGCATTGCGACCGGCCCGTCGCTGACGCTCGAGCAGATCAGCCAAGCGCGGCGTAAGGGATTCACCCTCGTCGGCTGCAACAATGTCTGGCAGATCGTGCCGGATCTGGCGCTGCTGTACGCCTGCAACCTGAAATGGTGGCAGCACTACTGGTCGCCCGCATTGGCGGCGCATCCCGCCGCGAAGTGGACGACGAACTACGAGGCCGCGACCCGCTACGGGTTGAACTGGATCGCGGAACGCAACTCGCCGGGGCTGTCGACGGACCAGAGCATCGTGCATCACGGTCACGGCAGCGGGTTCACGATGCTGAACTTGGCCTATCTGCTCGGCGCCGAACGCATCGTGCTACTGGGCTACTCGCTGGCCTATGCCGCTGACTATGACGGCAAGGCGCGGCAACCGGGATCGGTGCCGAGGCACTATTTCGGCGAGTATCCCGCCGAGCTACAGCACTGGCCGTCGCAGAAAGTACGCGACGGGGTGCATGTCGAACTGCGGGACCTGTATCGGTCGGTGGCCGAGCAGGGGCTTATCGAGATCATCAACGCTACGCCGGGGTCGGCGCTGGATTGCTTCCCGAGGATGAGCATTGCCGATGTTGAGTGACGCCGAGATGCGCGAGCGGATGCAGAACGGCTGGCGCGCCGGCCGTCCGTTCACCGACTGCGGGAACGGCAGCCTGCCGGACGCAACGGCCAATATCCGCCAGTGGCTGCCGAAGGTCTGCGCCCGCCGCGGGATCCACACGGTCTGCGATGCCGGTGCAGGCGACTTGGCATGGCGCCGCGGTATGGCGTGGGACGTGGAATATCTGCCGTTCGATCTGTTCCCGCGGCACCCGTCCGTGGCGCAGATCGACATCACGCAGGACGTGCTGCCGAAGTGCGACGCGATCCTGTGCCGCATGGTCCTGAATCACCTGGACGACGAGCGGGTGACGCTGGCGCTTGGTCGTTTCCGATTGGCGTCGCGCTACCTGTTCGCGACGCAGTTCAACGGCGAGGACTTGCCGCAGCGTTCCACGCAGTTCATGCGCCTGGACCTGCGCAAGTGGCTCGGCGAGCCGCTGGAATGGGTGCATGACGGGCGCGAGGACGCTTGTTCGCTGGCGCTATGGGAAATCTGACCGTCGTTTGTCTGAACTGGATGAACTATCTCGGCCGCGGCCGGGAGTACGTGGACAAACTGCACGCCGGAGTGCGGCAGCATTTGTCGGTGCCGTTCCGGTTCTGGGAAGTGACCGAGCATGACCTGCCGGCCGGACGAGAAGGCTGGTTCAACAAACTCTCGCTGCTCGAGATGTTCGAAGGCGACGTGCTGTATCTGGACTTGGACGTGATTCTGACCGGCAGTATCGACCATCTGGTGACGCTGGCTCGTTCGGACCAGTCGCGTATCTGGGCGCGGGACGACTGGTCGTATCCGGTAACGAAACCACGCCCGGGGATCGAGGCGACGATCAATAGTTCAGTGATGCTCTGGCATGGCCGCAAGGACATGACCGGGGCCGAAGCATTGATTCCCGTGACGCACGGCGATCAGGGGATCATCACGCAGTTGTTCTGGCCGCATGGCATTGGCCTGCTGCCGAACAAGTCCGTGACGTCCTACAAATACGACGTGCTGCGGGGCGCGAAACCCGGGCCGGTCGTGGTGTTCCACGGTCACCCGAAACCACACGAGGCGGGCTGGGATTGCTTGCAGTAATCCACGCCGCGCCGCAGATCGACTGGCACCGGCAGCGGGCGCCGCAGATCGCCGCAGGGCTCAAGGCGATCGGGGTCCGCTGCGAGATCGTGAGCGACACGAATCGCCGCGAAGGGTTGCCGATCCTGCTCGGCACGACCCGCTGGCGGGCGCTCGAGCAGGGCGACTACCTGCTGGTGGACCGGGCGTCATTCGGCGATCCGCACTTCGTCCAACTGGTCCGCAACGGTCACGGCCGGCGCGGCGACCATCGCGTACCGCAGGGGGCGCCAGCCGAGCGCTGGGAATGGATCGAGGATCGCGCCGCTGCCCGGCTCGCCCCGTGGGGCTGCGGGAAACGGCGCGTGCTGTGCGGACAGACTGAGACGTACTCGCCAGCGTGGGAGTCACTTGCGCTGTGGTATGCGGCTGTGGGGCTTTACCCGAGCCATTTTCGCAAGCACCCCGCGGGCGAGAACCCGACCGGGCTGCCCGAGACGCGGAAATGGACCGACTGCGGGCTCGCCATCACGCTCAACTCGAGCGTCGGCGTCGATGCCGTGCTGAACGGCGTCCAGACCGTGACGATGGACGAGGGCGCGATGGCATGGGACGTATCGAGTCACGTTCCACATGAAACATTGAAACCCGCCCGTCTGCCGTGGCTGCACTGGTTGGCCTGGACGCAGTGGACGTGGGACGAAATTGCAGAGGGAACACCGTGGCAACGACTCTTGTGACCGCACCGACCGCAGAGCCGATCACGATCGCGGAGGCGCGGGCGCAGGTTCGGGTTACGGACGCGCTCAGTGACGCGAAGCTCGCGAGCCTGATTTTCGCGGCCCGCGAATGGGCGCAGGGCGTCACGAAGCGGGTGTTCATGGAGCAGACCTGGGACTACTCGCTGGACGGGTTCCCGTACGTCATCAAACTGCCGTTCGGCCCGGTGTCGTCGGTGATGTCGATCACTTATTACGACGCATCAAACGCCTTGCAGACCCTTTCGGCCTCAGTCTATGATGCGGACGTCAGGTCGCTGGTGGCGAAGATTTCGCAGGCCGATGGATACTCGTGGCCCGACACCTATGACCGTTACAACGCCGTCACGGTGCGGTTCGTCGCTGGATACCCTGCCAATCACCCCGACCTGCTGACCGTGCGCGAGGCGATGCTGCTGCACGTCGAGGCGCATTACGACCGGGACGCGTCGAACTTCAAGACACTGATGGACGCCGCCGAGACGCTGCTGTCGCCGCTCGTGGTGGTGCGATTCTGATGCGCGCAGGCAGGCTTGACCGCCGCGTGACGATCCAGTCGCGGACCCTGACGCGCAACGACTACGGCGAGCAGATCGAGACGTGGGCCGACGACGATACCGTCTGGGGCGAGCGGTTCGACCTGCGCGGACGGGAGTTCTTCACGGCACGGCAAGTTTCGGCCGACGTCACGACCCGGTTCCGGCTGCGTTACCGCACGGGGCTCACGGTCCTACACCGACTGGTCTGCGAGGACGTGACCTATGACATCCATCAGGTTTCGGAGATCGGCCGGCGGCAAGGGCTCGAGATCCTGGCATCGGCGAAGCTGTGATGGCGGGTGAGATCGAAATTCGCGGGCTGCGCGAGATGCGCGAAGCGATGCTGAAGAAGATCCCGCTCGAGATGCAGGGCAAGGTACTGCAGAAGGCGCTGGTCGCAGGGACGAGGATCACGACTGATCGCGCAAAGGCTTTGGCGCCCGGAACGAACACCTCGAACCGGAATACCGGCATCCTCAAGACGTCGATTCATTCCGAGCGCGACCGCACGAATAGCGTGCCGAGCTTCGAGGCCCGGGTGATTCGGGTGCGCGGCAAGCGCGGCGGGCGCAAGGCGAATGCGACGAACGACAGGCGGGCGCCCGGGACAAAGGAAAACCGCACCCGCGGCAGCGGCGCGCCGTACTGGTGGTATGTGGAATTTGGAACGAGAAAGCAGTCGGCCCAGCCGTTCATGCGACCGGCCTTTGATTCGACCGTCGGCGATGCCGCCGAAGCGATAGTCCGCGGGCTGCGGGACGCACTGACCGAAGCGGTGCGCAGGGCGCGCTGGGAAACCCCGAGGACGTAATGGCGATCGAGACTGTTCGGGACATCTTGATTGCCGCGGGAGGCGTCACTGCGCTCGTCGGTCAGCGGATCTCGCCAGTCACGCGGGATCAGGCCGAGACGACGCCTTGCGTGACGCTCGAGCTGATCTCCCTCGTACCGCAGAACCATCTGGCGGGCGCGCCGACGCTCGACGCCAATTCTGTGCAGTTGGACGCATGGGCCACGACGTACGCCGGGGCTCAGGAAGTAGCAGATGCCTGTCGCGTTGCGCTCGAGGCGGCGGGGCTGGTGATGGTGAGCGCATCCGGCGGGTATGACGTGGATGCCGACGAGTATCGCGTAACCCAGGAATATTCAGTTTGGACATGAGGAACTAGCAATGGCGAAGAAAGTACAGTCGAGCATCGTCTATATGCAGACGGGGGCGCTCGGCGCGGCGAAAGTCATCACCGGGATCACGAATGCGAACCCCGCAGTGGTGTCATGCACGGCACACGGATTCCAGAACGGCGACCTGATCGTCATCACGGGCGTCGTCGGCATGGAGGAAGTGAACAACCGCGCGTTCGTCATCAGCGGCACGACCGACTCGCCGCTGGTCCCCAATGCCTTCACGCTCAAGGACATCGACAGCACGAACTACGGCACGTACGAGTCCAGCTCTCCGAGCCTCGGCACGGCGCAGAAGGCCACGACGACGGCCATCGGTGAGGTGCGCGGCATCCCGAACCTTGGCGGCTCGACGCCGAACAGCATCGACGTCACGCACCTGCGCAGCGTCCGGCAGGAAACCCTTGCGGGTATGCCGGGGCAGGATGCGGCCTCGTTTGAGGTCTGGTTCGACCCGAACACCGCGGGCCACCTTGCGCTCGTTCGCGCCAACGAAGACCTCGCCGATCGTGCGTTCATGATTACGCAGCCCTCATCGTGGAAACTCGGCCTGTACGCACAGGTTTCGGGCCTTTCCGTAGCAGGCGGCGACGTGAACAGCGCCTATAGCGCGACGGTCACGCTGGCGCAGCGCGGCGCGGGTGCGTGGAGCACGATCTGATGCTGTCACGGGATGAGATCCTGAAACTGACCGACCGGAAGCAGGAAACCGTCAAGATTCCAGAATGGGGCGGCGAGGTCATCGTCGCGGCCATGTCCGGTCACGATCGGGATTCGTTCGAGGCCGGGATCGTCACGGCAGACGGCAAGCCGAACCTGCAGAACATGCGAGCGAAGCTCGTCGCGGCCTGTGTGGTGGATGAGGCGGGGAATCGTCTTTTCCGACCATCAGATATCGAGGCGCTTGGGGGCAAGTCCGCAAGCGCACTCGACCGCATCGTGCGGGTAGCGCAACGCCTGAACCGTCTGGGCGACACGCAGCTCGAGGAACTCAAGGGAAACTGATTGCCCGGCCGGAGCGCCAGTTTTACTTCGCGCTGGCGTTGCGGCTGGGCAAAACCGTCGGGCAGCTTCTCAACGAGATCAGCTCCGCCGAACTGACGGAGTGGATGGCATACCTGCAGGTTGAGCAGGAACGGGGCCAGCCCGATCCTGCTGACGTCTGGAAAAAGGCATTCAAGGCAGATGGCTAGATACAGTCTCGGCTCACTCGTTCTCGGTATGGCCGTCGATACCGCCCGGTTCCAGGGTGATCTCGGCAAAGCGGCCTATATTGCCGAAGCGCGGATGCGCAACATCCGTGACACCGCGAGGAAGACCGCGCTGCAGTTGTCCGCGATGGGGACGGTGCTGGCCGGCGCCCTAATCGCCGCCACGAAGTCTGGAATCAATGCCGCCGACGAGATGAAGGATCTCGCTGCGGCGGCCGGCACGACGACCGAGGAAATGTCGCGGTTGGGTTACGCCGCCGACCAGTCCGGATCCAATATCGAGTCGCTGCAAAAAGCGATGGCGAAGTTGGCGCAGGACGGGGTGGTAGATACTGCCGAAGCCATCAAGGATCTCGCCGACGAGTTCAAGGCGTTGCCGGATGGCGCGCTGAAGACCGCCCGCGCGATGGACATTTTCGGCGAACGAATCGGGCCGAAACTGATTCCGCTACTGAACGAAGGCCGCGCCGGTATAGAAAAGCTCGGCGCCGAGGCCGACATTCTCGGCATTACCATTGACTCGGGCGTGGCCGCCGCCGCCAGCAATTTCAACGACCAGTTGACGACCCTGAACGGGGTCGCGAAGTCATTCAAGCAGACGCTTGCGGCCGAGTTGTTGCCATCGCTGAATCAGGTTGCGGCGCAACTGGTTGACGCCGCGAAGCGCGGAGAAGGGTTCCGCGAGTTCGCAGTGTTCAGCGCGAAAGTCGTGCGAGGTTTTGCCTCGGCCGCCGTGACACTAGGCGCCGCGCTGGATGCGCTCGGCACGACGATCGGCGCTCGTGCTGCGCAGCTCGCGGCACTCGGCCGGCTTGACCTGACTGCGTTCTCGAATATCGGCGACGAACTGACGGCCGATTTGACGCGCAAGGGACAGAACTTCCGAAGCACGATTAGCGCCATCTGGAACGATCAGCAGACGTTGCTGATGGAGTCCGCCGGGGTTATCGCGAAGGTCAATTCGATCATCGGGCAGGGCGACGCCGTGATCGAGGCGTCGTTCGAGCGTTCGCGCAAGGCTTCCGAGGAAGCCGCCAAGCGGCGCGTAAAGGAACTCGAAGCGGCCCGACGTGCTGCCGCAGAACAGCAGCAGATGCTCGCGGCCGGCTATCAGTCCGTGGTCGAGGAAGGGCTCGCGGCGATCCAGTCGCAGGAATCCCCGGCCGAGGCCATCACGCGGCAGTTCGAGGAACAGCGGTACGCGCTCGAGCAACTAGCGGCGACGTATCCGGCCTTTGCCGATGCCGCGCAGGAAGCGCTTGCCCGCGCCGCCGCAAATGCGGACGAGCAACTGGAAGCGCTTAAGCGGATCCCGGCCGTGATCGAGGAATCCGCGAGCGAGATGTCGGTATTCGCGGAACAGGCCGGACGGAACCTGCAGGACAGCTTCGCACGGTTCCTGTTTGACCCGTTCAAGGACGGATTGAATGGCATGGTGGCCGGCTTTGCCGACACACTGCGGCAGATGGTCGCGGAACTGGCGGCCAAGCAACTGCTGCTCGCGTTCTTCAACTGGGCGGGCGGACTCGGCGGCGGGATTGGCTCGTTCTTCAGCGGCATGGGGTCGGGCATTTCGCCGCGTGCCAGCGGCGGCCCCGTCGCGGCCGGTGGCGCCTATCTCGTCGGCGAGCGCGGCCCGGAACTGTTCATGCCACGCAGTTCAGGGACCATCGTCCCGAACGGCGCAATGGCCGGCGTGACCGTGAACTACAGCATTGACGCCCGTGGCGCCGACGCTGACCGGATCATGTCGATCATGCCCGGCCTGATGCGGCAGACCGAGGAAAGGACCGTCGCGCGGGTGCAGGAATTGTTGCAGCGCGGACGGCTGGCGTGACCGACTACACCTGGCCCACCGCAGTCTGTCCCGCCTCGAGCGCGTGGCGCATGGCGGCGAACACGGCTGCGTTCGGTATGCGGCCGATTGCGCGCATGGGCGATCGGTGGGCGTGTACGTTGATGCTGCCTGCGATGAAGGAATCGACGGGGCACGCGGTCAAGGCGTTTCTCACCCGGTTGCGTGGCTGCGCGCATCGGGTGGTGCTACCGAACCATGCTCACGTCCGCCGTGGCACGGCGGGCAACGTGCTGGTGAACGGTTCCAGTCAGTCCGGCACCACGCTGATCTGCGACGGGGCAGGGGCGTCGATTACCAATGCGGTGCGGGCCGGGGATTACCTGACGCTCGAGAATCGGCTGTACATGATCGCGGACGACGCGAACTCGGACGGCTCGGGGAACCTGGTCATCAACCTGACGCACCCGCTCTACATCGCGCCGACCAATAACGCGACCGTGACGCTGGTGAACCCCACGGGGCGATTCCTGCTAATGGGCGAGTCCGTGTCGTGGACGCGCACCCCCGGCGATCTGGTGCAGTTTGCACCGCTCGAATTCCTTGAGGACATCGCGTGACCTGGTACACGAGCGGAACAAATCAGACCGCGGCGGAACAGGTCCACGTCGAGAAGGTGACCTTTGTCTCGCTGGACTTCCCGTCCGGTTTTCTGCGCGTGCATACCCGCACCGGCACCTTGACGTGGGGCGGTTACGACTGGCTCGGCGTTGGCAAGCTCGGCTCCATCTCTGACATTCCCGAAGATGCCATGCTGCGGCCGAACGGGGTGACGCTGACGCTTTCGGGCGTGGACGCGCAGACCGTCACGGCGGCGGTGTTCGAGGCGTATCACGGGCGTACTGCATTGGTTTACACCGGCTTCCTGGACGTATCGACGTTCGCGCTGGTGGCCGATCCGCAGCTCGAGTTCCGCGGGCTCATGGACACGATGACCGTGGGGCTGGAAGCGGACACGGGTGCGATTACGGTGCAGTGTGAAGGGGAACTGGCGCGCTGGCAGCGACACTCGGGCCGGGTGTACTCGCACGAGGCGCAGCAAGAGATATTCGAGGGCGATCGGTTCTTTGACCAGATTCCGTTCATTCAGAATCGCACGGTCGATTGGACGAAAAAGTCTACGTGGGGGGCGCTGGCACAGGCCGCGTCACGCCGATGAGACGCCACGACTGGCCGGAACGCTTGGCGGACTTCATGGACTCGGTTCGCGATGAGCCGTTCTCGTGGGGCGAGCATGACTGCTGCCAGTTCGCGGCGAAAGCCGTTGAAGCCATGACGGGCGAGAATCCCGCGGCACGCTGGGTCTACGATAGCTCGCAGGGCGCGAAGGAATTGCTCGATGCCAATGGCGGCGTTGAAGGTCTGGTGACGCTGGCGCTGGGATCCCCTGTGCATCCTTCACGGATGCAGCGCGGCGACGTGGTGCTGGCGGATCTGGACAATGGCCCCACGGCGGGAATCTGCACGGGCAACGCGATTGCGTTCCCGGCGTCGGTGGGCGTGCTGTTCCTGCCCCGTTCCCTTGCGCGACTGGCTTGGCGGGTGACCTGATGCCAATGGCAGTTGGCGCAGCGGTCGCGGCAGCGGTGCCGGGCGTGCTGGGAATCACCGCAGCGGGGATTATCGGCTGGGCCGCGGCGGGTGCGACGTTCCTTGCGATCAGCTACGGCCTGTCCGCCGCATCCGCCGCACTCATGGGCCGTCCCAAGCTCGGCGGGGGATCCCGCGCGCGTGAGATGGTCATCAAGACCACGACCGGCCCGCGGGGCATCGTGTACGGCGAAGTCACGACCGGCGGCACGCTGGTGTACGTCGGCACGACGGGCCTGAAAAACGAGTTCATGGACTTCGTGATCGCGGTCGCGGGCCACGAGGTTCAGCAGATCACGGATGTCTGGTTTGACGACGTAAAGATCCCGCTGGCGGACATTGCCAGCGGATCGGCCGTCGGCGGGGCCGTGGGCGGGACGGGCGATTACCGGCCGCGTGACTCGGCGCCGGTCGCTTACATCTACAAGTTCCTCGGCCGGTCCGATCAGGTTGCGGATTCGGTCCTGATCGGCGGCGTGGACGGGTACAGCGAGTGGACCGCGGACCACGACGGCAAGGGCACGGCCTACGTCCACATCCGGCTGGTGCGCAATAACAAAGCATACGAGCAAGGCCCGCCGCAGAATTTCCGCTTCGGCGTGAAGGGCGCGAAGGTCTACGACCCGCGACTCGACAGCACGAACGGCGGCAGCGGCTCGCACCGTTTGGCAGATGCACGAACGTGG